GATATTGGAAAACCGTTCAGAATTATTGGAAAAATATGCAAAGATATCGAAAGAGCGTTCCGTTTTAAAGGAATTAATGTGAATTTTATTGTAATGATGATCGATTATATTGGATTTGCGTTTATATTAAAGTGGAATTTGCACTCATGTTTAGCTACAAAGCTCAACAAGCCATCTAGATGGTCAACTTTTAAATATACCTGAGCATCGATAGTCTGCTGTCTGGTGTTTTTTAACATGATATTGTTAGCTCGTCTGATGCGAACATACTCAAGCACAAGATCATTACCTTCATGCCAATCCGCTCCTTCAAACAAGTAAATTTCAGCAACTCGTCTGCGTAAGAGACCTGCTAAATACTTACCACCTTGTGATTTGTATTGTAAAAACAAATCTGAATTAGGAATACCGCTCTTTAACGACTTCCATAAGCTTGAATTAGTTAATCGAGTAATTCCGCAGTTGTAAGTAAAGCTTAATAGCGCATCAAACTGATTTTGATTAACTTCAATCTCATCAGCATTTAATGAAGCAACTAGCAGTTTTTCAAACTTTTTTAGATCTTGAGAGAATACAGCCTCTGCTTTAGCAAGTGACCACTTATCACTTGCTTTTACATCCGAGCCATAATGCCCATAACCGATGGTGTAGTACTTCTCATTCTCTGTAGCTTTGTAAGCACTTTCTGAGTAGGTCTCAAAGCTCTTGATTAAATCCTTACAATTATCACTTGCTTGCATACTCATAGCCTAGATACTCACATATAGATTGAATAGCTTCGTCAGCGCCATAAGCGATGACAACCTTATAACCAATTCTTGCTAAACGCTCATGCCATACTTTTTGTTCATCAGAAACATGAGACATGCTTTTAACAGCTCTCTTCATCTCTATAAATAGACCTGCGTAACCTTGCTTGGGAACTGCAAACATAAGATCAGGAACACCTGCTCTTACGCCTTCACGTTTCATGCGATAGGCTTCTTGAGAAAACTTTGCTGTAGTTTTACGCCTTGAACCACCATTCGGGATAGCAAATAAGAATTGACCGATAGTGTCATTTCCTATCTTTTGATGATCTGCCCATGCAACAACTCTTTGTTGTTCAACTGTCTCTAAAGGGCAAACTTTCATTACCGTCTCCAAAGACAAATGCAGACAAAGCAGATCACACTTATGATTGCATATACCATTGGCACGCCAGCAATAGCTGCTAATAAAGCAAAACCAAATTCAAAAGCATAAGCTCCAAAGTGCAACAAGTTGTTTCTCATTTTGTTGCTCCTTTAAGGTATTTCTTGGAGATAAGCTCAAAAATATGACCTGAGCCTAAGAAACCAAGTGGAATTGCATACGCTATTGCATCTTTATAGTTAAACTTCTCGGTGCCAAATCTCCATGCAAGCCATGTAATAGATAAAGTACCAGCACCACATAATATGGCATCTAATACGCGCTCTTTGGTTGTAGGAGGATATTGCTGTAGAGTAGAACGAAGAAAGGCTATTAGTGCGCCTGTAATTCCTGCAAGAATAAAATGGAAATAAGGCAACTGCAATATATCATCCAACATTTGCCTTTCTCCATATACGAAAAAACCTGCCAAAAGGCAGGTTTTTCACACTAAATTATCTCGTATGTAATACATTGAATCAGTGTTTTTACCCTGTAATCACACTAATCCACTGTATTGTTTATAAGTCTATTTCATAAAAACGATCCGTTAACGATCCGTTTTATAAAAAATTACTAACTTATTGAAAAGTAATAAAATAAAGTTTAATAAAATTGTTGATTGACACAAAATAGGGCAAAAAAAATATAAAAAGGTAGTCGAAGATATGTAACTCTTAAGATGATTTAGATAAAATTAGATCATGCGTCATTAAGATGATTTTGACAAACAGCATTAACTCTTCCACTTTTCTTATTTTTTGCGCTATACTATAAATGTAGCTACAAGCTACCGTGCCTCAAAAACACGACAACCAAAAGCGCAGACTTGGCGACACACGTCAATCTCACCATATTACATACAATAGGCTTAGTCTTATTGTATCCGCTCTATGGTGGTGTGGTGTGAATATACTGAATAAGCACCGCCTGATCTTTTGGCAGGTTTTTGAGCACCACCGACCCACTCAAAAAAGGGTTAAATCAAAAATAAAACCAAAAGGAGACATTATCATGTCTAACTTAAATCTAACTTCTTACAATTTCCATAACTCAGACATCCGTGTAGTACAGAATGACAAAGGTGAAGTGCTCTTTTGCCTGGCTGATGTATGCAAATCACTTAACTTGTCACAATCAAACAAGACAGCTAATCAAATCAAAGAGGAGTTTCAAGGGGGGTGAATTAAATTCCGCCCCTTTAAAAACTAAAGGTGGTGTACAACAATGCACCATGATCACCGAGCCACAGTTATACTTCGTAATGATGAGATCTAACTCTAAGGTTGCCCGTGAGTTCAGACAGTGGATTTGTAATGAAGTGCTTCCAGAAATTAGAAAACGTGGTGCCTATGTTGGTAACGAAATTAAAAATGAAGTTGCTGACAAGGAAGCTAAAAAATACGATTGGTACATTGGACAGTTAACCGAGCTCTTTGAAAAGAACAAGGTAAGTAAAGAGGTATTGGTATCAACTATCAATATTGCTCAGCGAGTTTTTAAAACTGGATATGTTGTAGCTCTAAAGAACACAGCTGACAATCATGATAAGCCAAAAGCTGATGAGAAAGTAACTCTTACAGAAGATGAGATTACTGCAATTGATCACATGGTTTACTACCATGACAAGTTTAGACCTGAAACATTAAAGGCTTACAAGAAGATTGCAGAAATTCAGGCACAGGCTACAAAGCTCTTGCTTACTATTCAGGATATACCATCAGCTCAACTTTATGAGTCAGCTACAGCACCTGATATTAGTGCACAAAGATTAAAGAGATTTAATACTACAAAAGTTAAGAAAGGTGCACTTGTGGTTAGTGCTTAGAGTTCAATACGACTTGCAAAATTTATAATTTTCTATACATTATGAGCTGCTACTAGACTTGTTTATCAAGTTTTAGCTTAAATCCGCTATAAGGCTGTTTGTAAGTCCAAAATAGATGGTCGTTACTGAAGAGATAAGCAATCTGAAGTAATGGGTAAAGCCCTGTGCATTGCATGGGGCTTTATCATTCATAAAGCAGTATTTATAAAGCTATGCAACATCTTATCTTTAAACTTCATCTGCCTAAAGTTCGCTCTTTCCTGATCTTGCGTGTAAGCAATAGTTTTAGGCTCAAGATGAGATAAGTGCTCAATACCTAATGCCCAGCGTATAGCAAGAGTAGGATCTTTTTGAGCGCGTCTGTAATGTCTGCATAAACGTCTGACCTTCTGATAAGAGAGATTTAAAGCGTTGCAGCACTCACATAGAGAGCGGTATTCAATGCCGTTATATACAAAAGTTCTCATTAACACTCCTTAACGCAATCTACATTAAGAGGTGTCTCATGCTCTTGGTTGTATACCTGTACAAGATGCGCAAGAACTAACTTTTCGCCCAGGATGATTACATTTCTCACTGCCCTGCCTGTAAGGTAGCGTATAGCATTATCGTATGGAGTAGCATCATATCTGTCTTTGTAACGCGCTCTTGTTGTTCTAATACTGTGGTCATGCTCTTTAAGAACTGACAGGATATCGTACTCATCAAGACCTCGAATGTAGTACATTGAGAGTAGCTTATGCACCTGAGGACGTGTTTGCTTTAACCAACACATACAAGCTTCAACTACAAGAGCGCTCTCATCGTCAATAATATAGTCTTCATGGGCAGTTGCAGGGCAGTGATACCCTACAGCACCAAAATATCGTGCCCATAAACCGTAGTTGTGCAGAAGACTTAAATAATCAGATGAGTAACCATACTGTATTGCTTCTATGATGTACTTAGTTAGCATTTACCTTCCTTACGCGCTCGACTTATAAGCACTCCTAAATTCCGTCAATCTGGTACATTCTAAAAGCCTTATCTGCAGGTACATTTGGAATGATTACAAGATCTTTCAATGTGAGATTTGTATTACCTGTGATGATCTCTAATGCTTTAGCTTTAACATTTGGAGTAATCACTCTGATAAGAGCGTTTGAATCACGTGTTTTAAAAAATCCCATTTTTGAGATAATCTCACGATCTTTCTCATTGTTCTTAAGTGTGCTCTCAGGTACAGCCAGTACTGTGAACTTGTTAGCAGCAGAACGTCTTAAATCAATAAAGAGCTGTGGCTGTAACACCAGCATGTTAGTAAGAGCCATAGCATCGTTTAATGCTCTGTGAGCTTTGTAAATAAAACGATTATGAGCAATGATTTTTACAAGGCCACATGATTTATAACCATAACCTAACCAATCAATACCAATCATTGAGCAAGCCCAAGGTATCTTGCGCATTGGTTCACTGTCTTTAAAGATTCTGTCAAAGAACGGACAGTCAAATGCAGCATTGTGAGATATCACAAGATTTACATCAGAGAACAGCTTAAAGATCTTTGCATAGTTAAAATCTTCACCTGCAACCATCTCATTGGTAATACCTGTGATATCAGTAATCATTGGAGAGATTTCTTTTTTAGGCTGCTTAAATCCTTGATACTTGTCAGTGATTTGAATGATCTTACCATCGTCTTTAGAGTAGGTAACTTTGAGAAAGCCTAACTCGATAGGATCATCATTAAACCTGTCTAAGCCTGTAGTCTCAAAATCCAAGATAATGGCTTTGCCCACCTTTTCGTTTGGATATTCTTTTCTGCACAGAAAGATTGAGCCATACTTGTTACTTTCACTAGGCTCTTCAATAGCCTCAGGAGGTATAGGCAACCTTCTGTCAGGTGGAATGTTGTCATAATCAAAATCTTTACCGTACATTAAAAAACACCTCTCCATACCTGTCTGTTGACTGCATCAGCGCCATATTGAGCTATAAGCGCTGACATATACTCGCTGTTAGCAAGCATTTCCTTGGTAAGCACACTAGGCATCTGCATTTGAGCCTTACCTGTGTCTTGGCATCCATGCACGCTGTCACTGTCACGATTGTTAGCTAAAGATGTGGGTTGTGACAACGTACATGAATCTTGTTGTGCAACAGAGTACTGTGGTTCTTCGTAAACCCAGTCACTTTGCTGCTTAATTCTTTGTCGTGTTTTCCTGAGGTTATTAACCCAGTACACACATAACTTTGAGAGCTGAGATATTGAGATCTCTTTGCGGTTTCCTCTGCGATAGCGCCATGTACCATCTTTGGCATAGTAAGAGTGCATCTTCTCGATTAACTGCTCTACGTCTGATGCTGACAGTTTGTAAACATCACTAAGGGTCTGTCTTAGAGTTGAAGTGATAACCTCGTTCTTGTTGTTCTTTTCATCGATATTGTCAAAAGCATGTTCATAATCAACAAACTCACTGTTGATCATCTCACCGCGCTCATCATAGGTGATAAAGAGCTCAATACCACGAACGTTCTTTTTGACGATTCTGACTTTTTGATTTTGTGGCTTTAGAGCAACAGTCTGTTCCTGAAGTTCAAGCTCGTGAGCCTGATTTTCAAAAACTTCCCCTTGCTTCTTACTATTAAGATCAGATCTATATATATATTTATTTTTATCTATATTTAGATCTTTATTATAGGAGTGCGACAAATTGTCGCACCCCCTGTGACAATTTGTCGCACCCATGTGACTATTTGTCACCCTCTCAACAGAGTTTTCCACAGGCTCTAAAGAGTTTTCAACAGGATCAACTTTCTTGGCTTTTGACTTCTTTTGCATCTTTTTAAGCAGAGTTGGCTGCATGGATTCAACTCTTACTTTCTCAGCATCTTTCATGATGTTGGTAGTTAAAAGCTTGATGTTGCCTACGTCAGTTTCGTCAATGTATACGTAACCGCGCTCTTTTAAGGTCTTTAAAGAGCGTTGTATAGTTCTACGGGGCATATTAACCTTAAGAGCAAGGTTATTCATTGTTGAATAATAGCCATTCTTAAAAGTAGACAATGCAACCAAGATAATCTTTGGAGCTGGTGCTAATTCCAACTGCATTAAATCATCTGATACATACGAGGTAATTGTGTCCATATAACTCTCCTTACTTTGATAAGGTAGAAGGTTCTTTGTTCCAGTCAGGAGCTTCAGCCCATACAGGGAGCTCAGGATGTGCTAGCTTAAGAAAGTCAAGACGCGCTCTAGGTACTCCGCTTTTATACCAAGAGCAGACAGAAGATGTCCTAATATGACACTCTCGTGAGACTTGATTTACACCACCTAACTGGGCAATCAATTTTTCAGCGAACTCACCTTTAAAAGTATTAGTAATCTTTCCCATTTAAAACAACCATATATCTAGATATTTCTATGTATTTAATGATAGATAAATCTATGCAAGTATGCAAGCGCAAATTTTTGAGAAATATTCTAAAATAGTAGGTATATCTAGTTATTTTTATGAGGCAACGTATGGCAGATTATTCTTCTTTAGGTAAGAGAATCCGCTATGGATTACAAAAAGCAGGTAAGACACAAGCTGACTTATGCAAGTACACAGGATGTAAGTCATCTACAGTTAGCATGTGGTGTAGTGACAAAGTAAAAAATTTAAGTTCAGAGAATGCATTAAAAGTTAGTAAGCTACTAGGGTTAAATCAGATATGGCTCATCACCGGTAAAGGTGAACCTGAGGGTGATCCTGTAGTTGCATTGGATGATGATGAAACTCCATCAGATGATTATGTGCAGATTAAAGAGTACGGTGTTAGATGTGCTGCAGGTAATGGCTGTGAACCTACTTATGAAGAACAGACTGAGAGTGTGCCTGCGACGTATCGCCGATCATGGTTTCAGCGTATTTGTGTGAATCCTGAGCATTGTAAAAGATTTATTGTCTCAGGTGACAGCATGGAGCCAATTCTTTTTCCCGATGATAGAATTTTAGTAAATATGGCAGATACAAGCCCCATACATAATAACCATGTTTACGCTATCGTCTATGGTGATGAAGTAAGAGTAAAGCGCCTAATACAGTTAATGAATGGCGACCTAATTATTCATTCCGAAAACCCTCAATACCCAGATGAAACTATACACAAAGGTGATGAGATCAACTTCCGAATTATTGGTCGCGTGATAGATAAATCGGGTAGCGGTGGGTTATAATTAACCAAGTTTAAAAAATATATAAAGGTTGATTACATAGGTATGGGCAACTTTAAATTCAAAGTAGCTTTAAATTATTGCAAAGAATATGAAGAAAAAAGTAAGCAAACTCTGAATTTGTTTAATGATTTTATTACACCTTCATTTATTGCAACAATTGCTGCATTTGTAAAATCTCATAACATCAAACGCTCTAATTTTACATATCATGGAGATGATTCTTATTTAACAACAATTGGCTTTTATAATGAAATATGGAATGAGCCATTTGATTTGAATAGGCATAAGAACGGAGACAGCTACTCTCCGTTAATTTTACTCGATGATCCTAATAAAACAGATAGTGCGACCTCTACAATCAACAAATGCATTCGAAATAAACTTAAAAATGACTCTTCACATGTAAATGAACTTTATGAAGTTATTGGTGAATTACATGACAATGTATGGTCTCACGGTCAAGGTTTAGGATTTTCAATTGCACAATATTATCCAACCCGCAATATCATTGAATTTGCTATAGTCGATTGTGGTAAAGGCTTTTTACGAGAACTTAATAGTGCTAACGTTCCCGGTATTAACAATCATGAAGACGCAATCAAGTGGTGTATAAAAAGAGGAAATTCTTCTAAAAAGTATAAAGAAGAATTTGATGATGGTTGGGGGCAATGGGTTCCGGAAGATATAACTTATTCATCTAATGCTTTTGCTCAAGCTAAAATACCTCAAGTTTCATCGAGAGACGAAAATCATCATGAAGGTTTAGGATTAGCAAAGCTAGTAGATTTAGTTAAAAATACTAAAGGAAACTTACAAATAATCTCAGGTGATACAATTTTAGATATTCAAAATGGTTCGGATGAAGAAAAATATTGTAGAATATCATATCCGTGGAACGGAGTGATTATAGGTTGTTCAATACCAACAAATATTGGTTACACCTCAACATCAAATAAAGATTTTGATGATTTACTATCGTTAATGACTAAATAAAGGAATGGAAAATGGAGACTATAACAATAAAATTGCCTGCTGGCAGTTTAGCCTCTAGAGCTTCTGCTGCTCCTTTTAGACAACAAATTCAAAAAGGTTTAAATGAAGGTAAAACTGTACTGATAGATTTATCTGAAACAGAGGTAATCTCAGGTTCATTTGCTGATGAATGCGTTGGTGTCTTAGTTAAGATGTATGACTTCAAGACTGTTACTAACAGAATTAAGCTTCTAAATGGTAATGGCTATACAGAAAGAAGTATCGTTTCAGCGATCCTTGAACGAAAGAATGAGGCTACAAAAGTAAAAACAGTTTCTGATTTCGGATTTACCCCCGTGTAGCTAGTTGAATTTTTAGTTAAAGCCAGTAATAAGATACTGGCTTTTACATTTACTTGTTAAAAATCTCTTTTAAGATCTTAAAGCACTCGTCTCCCTCTTTGTAACGCTGTTCAATCAACTCTTTAAGTTTCATAGCCTGTAACTCTGATACAGGTTTCTTTCCATTCTCCATAATTGAGATGTAATTACTACCAACACCAACTTTTTCACCTAACTCACTGGTAGTTAAGCCCAGTGCCATTCTTAAACGCTTATATAACTTTCCATCCATGATTTAATGTCCTATAAATTGAACGTGCTTATAATATAATATATTTATTACTTTTGTAAACAATTCTATTAAATCACATCAAAATTTTAGCAGCTTTTCTTTAATTAAATTCCTTTATTTTTCAATCAAGTAAATACAACATATTATTTATTACTCGATTTATCTATTGATACCTTTGCTAGAGTGATCTATCATTTAATCAATAAATAGATTTATCTAGTTACAGGTATTCTGAAATGGCAACACTAAATTTATCTCTTGAAGTATCAGATATTCAAATCTCAACTCTTACCCTAAAGGCAAATGAGTATAGAAAACTTAACACTGAGATTGAAAACGCAAAAGAATTGGCTTCAAAGTTCTTTGACAGAGTGTCTTTAAGCTTAAAGTCAGACATCAATAAAGAGCTTAATGAGAAACAAAACGCCTATCTCGATGCTGTGCAGATGATTGTTGTATCTCAAAAGATTGAGGACAAGATCACTGACGCAGTTTTAAGTCTTGGTAAAGAGCATGAGTCAAAGAACCCTACAGACGATACCAATGACAAGCATGATCAAGACAAAGGTTCTCCTGTAAAGTCTGTAAAAGCTCCTAAAGCTACAGCTAAAGAAGCAAAAAAGACTGCAACCGAGCCTGTCAAAGATTTACCTGTAAAAGATCCTGTTGAAAAGAGAGCTGATGGAGCATGTGACCCTGGCTCATCAGTATCTAAAGCTGTTAAAGCTGCTGCGCTTAAGGTAATTCACTCAACTGATCCTCAGTGGTTGTGGAGCGTTCATCAGTTAGCTTACAACCAATTCAAGAATATACCTGCATCATTTGATATTGGTGTACTTGAAGATCTTGCAGCATGCCGTGCATGGGAGCTTCTAAAAGACAAAGAAGAAACTGTACTTGAAGGTGTTAACTTCAACGCTCAATACTTCGACAAGCAGGAAGGCTTTAAATGTTGCAGGGGGTTGGTTAGGACAGGACCACAGCTCAAATCAGCAATGGCTTTCAAGGCTCTTCACTCAATATGCGTCAACTATTACCAGTTCAATTCTAAAGGTATCAGCTTTGCTAGCAAGTTTATCTCCTATTGCAATTATGCAATAAAGCTTATTGATGATGAAAATGACAGGTCACTTGTATTAGCTGAAGCTGACAGACTTAAGAAAGCTTTTATTGATAACTGTCGAGCTAAAGAGCAGGAGAGCCTCATAAATGAAACTAAGTAAGGAGACCAAGTCTGTATTAAGCGACCTTATGGCAGGTGTTGGCTTTATTGGATGCTGTGCTGCAACTATCTACCTGTACAGCTATGAAGATGAGATTTACACCCTGTTAAACAAATTCTTTGGGCTCTAGTGACAGGCTCAAGACTAACAGACATTGAGGAGTAACCAATATGACTAAAGCTAAGCTCAAACAAAAGCTATATGACCTGATGGTAAACATTACCGTAAGCATGTTCATAATCTTAGCTTTTTTCATGGTGGCATCAATGTTAGAACAGTTTCTGTAGCAACGGAAACAAGCAGAAAGAGCGCGCTCATCTGCTCTTAAATATGGTGAGTAAGTTAGAAACATGAAAATATCTCCTCAGTGAGATTTACTGAGGTTAGGTTCTTAAGTTCATTCACTTTCCTAACCTCAGGCTTTTTGAGCAAGTTTATAAGGAACTTATATGAATTTACTTAATAAAACAGAAGTTGCCATGAAGCTACACATGACCACGCAGACGTTCTTGAGACACTTAAGACTGGATTGGACAGATTTTCCTGAATCTTTCCCATTAACAAATTCAAGTAATGCTCAAAGAGTATGGATAGAGCCTGATATTGATGATTGGGTTCTAAAAAAAAGACAAGATTATCTTAAATCACACAAGGAATGAGTTAAAAAATGAGAGTTTTAGTTCACAAGATCTTCTTTGATGAAGAACCAAAATCAGAATATTCACCATACAGACATATACACAGTGCTGAAAAGAAGCTATGTATGTTTATCAACGACAATAAGATTGAAAGTAAAGATATCCAGTGCATACATGCTTTTCCAATGACTGATAACAGTGGAAATTTAGTAGACGGTTATGCAAGTGTTTTTTATTGGGTAAACAAGGAATAACAAGATGAAGAAATTATATGGTGTTTGGTTCAAGACCAATTACGAACCTTTAGCAATGTTGGATATCAAACTTACTGATAAGACATTAAAGCCTTATGAGCCTGTTAATACATATCTTTTGTACAAGGCTCTGTTTATGGGTGCCAGACCTACAGATATTAGAGCAGCATTTATCGCTTTAAAGAAAGGTGCTTTTCCTGATGTTATCAATAAGATCCAACCTTATCTGAAAGATCCTAAAACTATTTTGGAAGCATACAACACCTATGATGCTTATGAAACTGAGAGCAAAACCATGGATGAGATCAACAAAGAGCTTGATAAAGCTAATCCTGATACACCACAGGCTTTTGCCAAAGGTGTTGTTGAAGCTCAGGAAGCTAATGAGGCTAAAGCCAAAGATGAAATTAAAGACGTTAAATCTGATACCAAGACAGTAGAGCGCGTTGAGACTGTAGAGAGTAAAGCTACAGATACTAAGAAAGAATACAAAAAGCCAGTGATTGAGATTAAAGATGAGAAGAGCATTGAGAAAGCCTGCCGAAGCTCAGCAGAGGTTAAAGCAGATGAAAAGACGGAGACTGAGATTAAGACACTTGCTAAGGTTTCTCCAAGAACAGGAACAAAAGGAGCTGATGCAGCAAAGCAAGCCGTTCCTGTAGTAAAGGTCAATGTAGATAAAGCAAAGTATGTCTTTGGTGTAAGAGTAGGCACATACGACAAGCTACTTCGCGCTCTAGGCTTTGATGATGAGTATATCAATGCAAACTTATCAAACTTTGAGATGGATAGCCATGCTCTAGAGTTTGTTGTAGTCGATGAGCTTTGCCATAAGACAAAAGTTGATAAAGGTACCTTGGTATTTCAAATGAAACGTTTATTAAAAGCTTATGAGCTTAAGTACAAGTACAGCGTTCTAAAAGATGATGAGCATAGAACTGACCGTGTGAAGTTTCGTGTAGGTCTTTTAAATGCTGCAAAGCGTTTTGAACTTAACGGCAATCATCCTTTAAACAAGACAACTGTAGCAAAGGCATAACTATGAGAGTAAGTGAGCTTAAAGCTTGGCTTAAGAGCGTTGAAGATGAATTTGATGGTTCTGATCCTGAGATTGGTATTGACGTCTTAGCAGGCAAACATATCGAGTTCTGGTCAATGAATTTAGACGGAGCTCACTTTATTAAAAAAGATAATTGCCTGTCTCTCTTTCAAGTTCGCTTACGCTCTCCTATTCCTCGTGGCGCTTTACTAAAAGTTAAAGTACCTGGATTGGATAGCTTAGAGTGCAATCTGCATGATGCTATAGCTCGTTTTGTTGAGGAATACGAGGTATCAGGCGACTTAAAAGCATGGCAAGAGCAGGATATCGATATGCAGGAGTTTACCGTTGCTGTTATCAAAGATGATGTCTCTCGCTTGGTTCGCCTGTCTGAGGACTTGTTGTGTATATACAACAGAGATGATCTAATCGAGAAGTACAGTTTATTAGTTACTAAAGAGTAAGACCCAGTATGAGATTTTTAACCGAAGATATGGATAACTTTATTAAAGAGCGTGTGCTTTATGAAGTTAAGGTAAATAAACTGTCCCCTGCCGATGCTCATGATAAAGCTAATAAGGCTCTTAAAAGTTTGATTTTGGAGCAGTACGAAGCTGAGACTAAAGCTCTTTACATGAAAGAATATGGCTTACCTCTTGATATGGCTTATCAGGCTGCAATGACTGAATGCAACATCAAGATTGAGACTTACTTTGATACTAAGGCTCCTAAAGTGGGTAAGCAATCTGACAAAGTTGTCTGGACAAATGGCTTTCATTATGGACATGTTGGTTCCAAGAACAAGAGAGAGCACTTTATAAAAGTTAATGCTCAGCTACTGGAGAGTTACAAATCTTTTGAGGAGTTAACTTCTTTAGATCTTAAGCAGCTCTTTTGTATAAAAGCTGACTGTAATCATTTAAGTGGAAGGTTAAATCAGCTTAACAGATGTCACGGTTTTCCACCATCCACAGGTAAAAAGAAGCATGTAAATGTATATAACCGCGCTCAGGTATACGCATGGTTAGACAGTCATAAAGCACTCACCCAAATCATAAATGATAAACCAACTAAGGAATAAAACAATGGAACATGAAACATCACAGAACCTTATCAAGGTTGAACTGACAGCTAAACAGCTTACAAGTATCTTAATCAATTTTGATTATCTGAATAAGCTGGCAAAGGAACGTGGAAAATCACTAATAGCCATTAAATACTCAAATGATATAGAGCCTTTTAAGAAAGCTTTGAATTACACCCTCGCCGAAGATCCTCGTCAATTCTCAGCTGAAGAATGTGACCTCTTATATTGGGCTAATAAGTTTGTTAATGATCCTGATGCTGTTAAAAAGATTGATGAGTTTTTCTCATACTTTAATTCTGCTAATGATTAACAAGAGTATAGCTACATTGAAAAGCATGAAGTATGCGCCCCCACAATTTGGTTAGCCGTTTGGTTAAAAGGTGAATAGTATGAAGTTTAAGAATTTTGATATTGAAGATGTGTTTGGTCCTAACGACACTGAACAGGCAAAAGCCTATATAGGCAAAAAGGGATACTATGCTGACTATATAAATCAATTAGATGAATTTATTGAGAATAAAAAAACATATTGGTCCATTATATTCGATTGATACTGTTAAAGACGATACTTTCGAACGTTTTGTAGTTGGCAGTAGTTTTGACTACAGCTGTCACTATACTTTCTTTTTACCATTAGACAAAGTTAAGAAAACAGAGCCTACAGAGACAAAAGTTACTTATAGATATCGACCTTTTAGAACTATAGCAGAAGTTGATGAGCTTTTAGCAAAAGACAATGTAAAACATTATTGCTACGTTGGAAGCGATTTATGTCTTAGATACAAGGCTAAACCTAATATTACTAAGCAGATTACAATCACAAATTTAGAAGTAGATACAAAAACTAATAGATTACTCTTTATAAATAGTTTTACTCCTAAATACCTGGTTAAGACTTTTGATATTAAGCTCGCTGGTGAATGGTTCCCTTTTGGAGTGGAGGTTAAAGATGAGTAATGGCGAAGTTAGTTTTAAGCTGTTTGCTTGGTAGTTAAAGTTTTAAATATTTAGTGATTGCTAGCACAGCATAATTCACTTAGCTTTGCTAGCATTAAAGAAAAGAGAGAGAGGTGTGTTATGCAATTGACTTGTTATAGATTCCATCTATGTGTAGAACATTCGTTATTTACCTTCAACATAAAAGAAACAACAGGCAAATCTGAACAGGAATTGGAGGACAACAAGCAAAACTTATTTTGGAAAAACTTACTTAAGATTATCAAAGAATTAGAAAAGGATGATAATTCTAATCTTAAAGAAAAGTATTCAACAAGACTGATATTCAAAGATGATGATAAAAAACTTTTGTTCTTTAGATTTGGAAAATTAAGACAAACTTCAATTCTTGAAGCTAATTTAAAAACAACAACACTTGTAAACAATTGGGAAAAATATTCAAATATCTTCATAGATCTTGAAAGTCAAATTGCTTGCATTGAAGAAGATAATTTATCTTTTAATATGATAGATAAAAATCTTTTTAACAAAGTTAGAACTCCTCTTTCTAAATCTTTTATCCAATTAAAGTTTATGGCAATGTCTGAATCAAAGACCTACTGGAACTTTATTAGAGAAAATAGAGGAACTATATCTGAACTGTTTGTAGAGGTTTATGGTAAAAACATGCCTCATCAAACGCAAGCAGCCAATGTTGTATTAAGAAGGATGCAGAGTAACTTTCAAGCTGATAAATCATCGTTTAAAACTGTAGAGTCAAAAGGCAGACTTGTGCTTGCAGACGATGATCCTGATGTTATAGGTATTGCTGATTTAGCTGACTCTGGAATGGCAAAGGTTGAAATGAAAACCATTAGTACAGAAACTTCCCCTCAAAAAGTATTTAAGTCTCAAGATAAGACCTCTGTTAAGGAAATCAACGTCGTTAAGAAACAGTTGGATGAGAATGTAGATAGTAACTCAGATAGCTACATCAGATATATATTTGATTTAATAAGAAAATGCTTTAAAGGTTAGAAAAGCTATGCTTAAGATGTTTATTGATTATTGTAAATCATGCTCTTTTGATTGGATCATAATCTTTTGCTTAAGCATTATCCTACTTACTTTAGATTCATATTTTTTAAACAATACCTTACTTGATTTATTTAGAGAGAATTGCTTCAGCACTATCTTAACCTTATACTCAGTCTTTATTGCAAGCTACATGATTGCATCACCTTATGTTGTATCTTGTGTTAAAGATCTTGCTTCTTATAAAGGCAAAACTCCTGATGACTGGGAAAGCTGTTTAAATATAATCTCAAATGTAAGATCTGCAATCACAGAAGGTACAGTTACTTTTATGTTCTGTCTTGTAAGTTGGCTTATTTTTAAACATAACTTTAGCTTCTACTTTGTAAATTTCTTTTTTGCAACACTGGGGTTTTCTTGTTTAATCAATATCTTTTACATAATGCTTGACTGCGTAAAGATGATTAATGTTGTAAGTACAATATCCTTATACTGTCATAAAGAGGATTTTGACAAACAGCATTAACTCTTCCACTTTTCTTATTTTTTGCGCTATACTATAAATGTAGCTACAAGCTACCGTGCCTAAGAAACACGACAATCAATAGCGCAGATGTTGCGACAAGCGTCATCTCACCTCTTTAAATACACAGTCATTAGACTTCGTGTATCTGCTGTATGGTGAGTGTGGTGTGAATATACTGAATAAGCACCGCTCGACTATTGACGAGTTTCTTAGCACTCACCGCCCAAAAGGCTTTTAAGAAGTAAATCAATAGGAGACATCTTATGTCTAATTCATTAGTATCTTTTAACTTCCATGACTCAAATATCCGTATTATCAAAAATGATAATGGTGATTATCTTTTCTGTCTTGCAGATATATGCGCAAGCCTAAATCTTACAAATACAACCGTTATTGCAAATCAGATTAAAGATGAATTTGAGCTACCTAAGTTAAACTTAGCCAGATTTGACACAGGCTACGGAGTAAAAGAGTTCACCATGATCACCGAGCCACAGCTCTACTTCGTAATGATGAGATCACGTGCAAAGGTTGCCCGTGAGTTCCGTCAGTGGATTTGTAATGAAGTATTACCTTCAATTCGCGCTCAAGGTGCCTATGTTGCAAATAAAACTCATGTTGATGATCATGAGGCTGAGGCTGAATCTCAAAAACGCTGCTGGTATGTAAAGCAGCTTACTGACTTATGCCAGAAGTACAACATCTCAGATGAGGCTTTAGTTGCAGCTGTTAATATTGCCCAACGTGCATTTAAGCAAGGCTATGCTATCGCGCTCAATAAATCTACAGATACTACAGACAAGCAGCCAAAGGCAGATGATAGATTAACCATCACTGAGGATGAGGCTACTGCAATTGATCACATGGTTTACTACCATGACAAGTTTAGACCTGAAACATTAAAGGCTTACAAGAAGATTGCAGAAATTCAGGCACAGGCTACAAAGCTCTTGCTTACTATTCAGGATATACCATCAGCTCAACTTTATGAGTCAGCTACAGCACCTGATATTAGTGCACAAAGATTAAAGAGATTTAATACTACAAAAGTTAAGAAAGGTGCACTTGTGGTTAGTGCTTAGCTTAGATAAATGAAGAAAGCCCTCTGTTAGAGGGCTTTGTAGATAAGCTTTATGCTACAGCTTTATCTTTTACGTCTATGGTCAATTTCTTTAGCAACGCCCTTGAAAGGTGAACCATCTTGTTTCACATCCATAAATTGACCTGAAACAGCATCTCTCTTTACAAAGGTATCATTTTTAGGATTGTAAGTTTGTGTACGATCCTTTATTGCACCTTTTCTATAGCATTTATATGTATTAGTTGCCATAACTTACTCCTTGCTTCATCTTGGGAATTTAAAGAATTTTGCATTCTTAGGGTATATGATTTTGCCATTCCGTCTAATAAATCGACAAAATGCAATATCAGTTTCGTTGGGAGTATTTTGAGAGATCTCGCAACTCTTTAAACATTTAGTCATTTAAATGTCCTTTAATTGCGAGCCCACATTTGAAATTCATCAAGAAGAAATTTATAATGCGAGTGTTCTATGTTCACATTAGGATATCTTCTTAATGTCGGTTCAGGTAGTGAGCTCTAAGCCAAACCTGACCTATAAGGCTCTAGTTTTGCATTAACAAGACTAGAGCTTTTAATTTAAGTTACATCAATAAGATCTATTTAACCACTTTTATAGCTGGAACATAAAAGTGGAAGAACTTAGAGTTCTTTGGATAGACAATCTTACCCTTTCTTCGGATAAATCTACAAAAGATCTCTTTCATTTCAACTTTGGTTTCATTAGATTTTTTCATAATCTATGATCTCCAAATTATGAAAATCTCTCACTATTGAAACTTTTGTGGTATAATCTGAACATCTTTATAAAGTCGAGTTATACTCGCATAAACACAAAAGAGTACATGTGGATTTTCGTACGTCACTGTACTTTTGCCCAACCCTAGCAGTACTGGTAATATTGCTAGGGTTTTATCGTATATAGTATATGATTAATATGGAGAAAAGATCAACTATTTAACAACATTTTGTTAATTAATTTTTATAAAACTAGGGACCACCCCTAATTCACCTGACATATAAGCATTTCTAATGCTTTTATCTGTTCTCTTTCCTTGTTTTAAATTTGTGATCCTTTGCATTTTAGATTCACCATAAAAGTCTTTAGAAATAATCCAATATGAATCTCTTCTCATTAATTCTTGATCTAACAAAGAACTATCATGGCATGTAAAAATAAGCTGTCTTCTAATATCTCTATTACAACACTGGTTGAATAGTTCAATAAGATGTCTAACAAGAAGAGGATGTAAGCTTCTGTCCAATTCATCAACGATAAAAGTAATATCAGAATTTTTAAGCAAAAGATCTCTTAAAACAGGTCTGAGTTCATATAATCTCTTAGTTCCATCAGATTCAGTTGTAAGATCAAGCTCAGTAGTACTGTCATGATTGTCTAAATTTTTATGACGTATTCTTACAGATGAAAATTCTAGCTTATTATTTACCTTTCTTACATTTACAGATTGGCTGATACACATTGAGTCGCCATCTTTCAGTTGTCTATTAAGTGAACTTAAAAACTGAGGAACAAAATTTAGAGAGTCTGCATCGATAGGTTTTCTTATATATTCACTGTTACTAATGTCCAAATTCTTAAGTAACATATTAAAATCTTCATAAGAATCGGCATTTGTATTTGGTTCAAAAAAGTTTGTGTTAGGTCCAATAATGATTAAACCATTACTAAACCATTCATACGCTTCTTTAAATAGCTTTACCTGTTGTGAATATGTATTGTTTAAAAATGACTGTGAAGAAGCCGTTCCTTGCATAACGACGGACAAACGGGTTTTCTCATCATTTGTGTATTCTTTTGATAAATCAGTAAGAACATTTTCTTTTCTCTCAAACAAAACGTTCTTTGTTGTTTTACCAAGACTAGAAAGCTTTTCGTATAGAATTTTGTCTGTATCTAACTCTATCTCATACTCATATACATTAGTATTTGTTAGAAATTTTATATAGAAATATGAGGGGATTTGTCTCTCTGAATTAACAAAAGCAAATGGTTGGAGATTTGTTTTATCATCTTTAGTCAGCACCAGCCTCTTTAAGAAGAAAATTGCTTCTATAAAATTAGTTTTACCGCTTGCGTTGTAACCATATATAGCAGTTAATGGCAATACTCTTCCTGTAAAAGCATTATCAGTTGCTAATCTTTCAAAAGGATCTCTTTCTCTTGTTGCCATCATTGTAAATTCAGTCTCCCCATAAAAGGAAAGCCAATTTTTAAATTTAAACTCCAAAAGCATAGCATTCTCCTCCATTAATCACTTATATCATTATATAACGTTTTATTGTAAATATGAAATAATAAACAAATAACTGTTTAATTATTTTTAGCATACAAATAGATGAGAAGAATCGCATTAAAGAGCTCGCAAAATCATCAGACAAAAACACAAGCAGATTTATTGTGGATACAATCTTAAGGAAGTGAGTTTAAGGCAGTAGAGATACTGCCTAAATTGTGTGATAATAGAGAAAAATGAGTGTGCTGAATCACGTGGGATCCACCGCCACATATACGCCACACAAGGCATCTTATATGCTAGATTTAATTATAAATCAAAAAGTAATTTGCAAAAAATGGTGGTCGTTCTCACCGCCACTTAATAGCCAGATTCCCTTATTATTGCGCGTCAACTATACGATCACTAAGTTCACACAAATTTTATATATCTTTGTTAGTTTTTTCTAAAAAAGAAGTTTAACTTAGAGTTAAGTAAACAATACAAAATCCACTTTGAAAATGTAACTTTTCTCAATAGATAAACGATTGGAGATAAGATATGAAGTACAGAATAGGTCTTCCATTTTGGAAACAAATATATAAACTGTTTGGCGTAACCTTATCATATCGCTATGACATTTTTAGATCAAAAGAAACAGGTTTAATCTATGGTTGTAGTCCTGATATTAAGGGGCTCAATGCAGAAGGAAAAACTGTTCAAGAAGTAATCGAAGCTATTGAAAGTGGAGCATACGATCTAGTAAGACTCGACCTTTATGGAGTTGATGACGAAAATGACCACCCAAAGATTTCTCCTAACGGGATTATTATAGGTGCACTCTCTTAATGAACGGTACTACAAAGTTGTCATTGAAATCCTAAAAGAACACGGCTACAGGTACTATCGTAACGGTAAAGGTTCTCACGAGATTTGGATTAAACAAGATGCTCATGGAAAATTAACAGGTCGTGTTCAAATTCCTACACATTTGGCAGATAAACATTTTGTGCAAAAGCTACTTCGTGATATTGGTATTACAGAGAAAGTTAATTAGCGATTATAAAGCCTCTACAGTGGTAGTTTTGTCATTATAGACCTAAGATCTCGGTCATAGTTCTTACACTATATTTTTAACTCATCAAAAAATCTCCAAAATTAGTTTACCTAATGAAATATCAGATATAAGAATACACTTACATTATTTATATTAAATATCGGAAATAATATTATGGATCTTAGCTCTGCTTATTCTGTTCTAAGTAACATCTATGCAAACTACAGTAAGAAATCTAGCTGCTTCTACGTTTATTCTTACCGTCCTACTTATGACATTTCTACTAAGAGCACCTTAAAAAAGGATGTTACCAGTATTGGTAAGATCTGCACCGTAGATGGTATTGGTACCATTGAGTTCAATGCTAAGTTCCTTAAAGCACATCCTGAATTTATCAATTTAAAAGTATTTCGCAGAGCCAAGAACACCATTTACATCGAAGCTTTAGAAGGGAATAAGAGCTCTTTAGCATCTTCACCAAAAGACAGTCTTTTAGAAGCACGTCATATGAAGATTGGTGCCTCTTATTTCATAGTAGAGGTGTTAAAGAGCTCTTATTCAGGCAGAGCTTTAAAAGCCTTATATGATTCAAGGACAATCACTAAAACACAGTACGACATCATGATGACTGTGCTTGTTTACTCTATATGTGAGGGAGTAAAACATTTAAGTGCTATAGAGTACTTCATACGAGATCATGTAGTTCCTTATACAGGCAACATCAATAAAGACACCATACAGAGGTTATATGGTGTGATTAACAGTGAGTTTATCATTGCCTTTTATAAGAAGAAGCAGGAGCTGATGCAGGCAGACTTTTCTAAAACTCAAACCTGTTTTAATGAGAGAAAGTTTGTAGCTCTAGATGGTACTAACATTGATATCAGCTCAAGGGAAATAGGTAATGCTGATTACGGTAAAGCTAAAAGCGGTAATGACAATCCTATAATCAACTTTCTAACTCTCATTGACCAATGTACAGGAGTACTGTTAGGACACTGTACCTACTCAGGACATACTACAGATATTGCAACATTAGAAGGCTCTGTAAAGCAGCTTTCATACTTTGGCTGTAAGAGCTATACCCTAATCATTGACCGAGGATACTGGTCTATATACAACCTCTCTGTTATATACAACATGGGTATTGATGTAATAGTCCATGTAAAGACCTCTCTATCAACTTCAATCAAGAACTTTATCAGAAGTATTGTTGATGATATGTCTGTTGGTAATGGCTGTGTAAAGATAGAGCATAACAATGAAGTAAACTACGCCAACCGCTTTGAGATGAGTTGGAATTATTTCGATGTTAAAGAGCAAAAGAAAAAGAGAAAGCCTATTTACCTTTATGCCTTCTTTAATCCTAGCCTTGCTAATGATGCTAAAGAAGAACTTATTGCTGAGGTGGCAGAGCTTAATAAGATCTATGATGATTACAAAAAGAGTCTTGCTAAGGCTAAAGCTCAACATAAAAAGAATCCTGAGATGCCTAAGCTTACGGAGAAACAGCAAGACTTAGTCAAAGAAGGTATTATTGTCCTTAATACCAGTGTTAACCGTTATGACATCTGCAATGAAAAGGCTTATAAATACTTCCAGTCAGCAGGTATCTGGCTGTTAGCTTCTACACAACAGTTTGAGTGTGAAGAAATATTTTTAAGATATCGTCAGAGAAATGAAATTGAAATTATGTACAGATATTTCAAAAACCACGTTGATGCTGATACCTTAAATGTATCTACTGAACACACATTCAATGCTAAATTGTTTATCATACCCAAGACCTTAAGCAATTTTAGCAGAAGGGTTAGGTTGGTTAACGATCTG